AGAGGCTGGCACATGCCTGGAGACTGCGGCCCCATCCCCTTCTGAGAGACTGTGACTCACGTCACACTCTCGATCGGGAATCTTTTCGATGATCATTTCGTTGCTCCTACTGTAAGCACGTTGCGAGACGGAGAGCCCGACCCCAAGGGAGGGATCGCAGGGACAAGCAGCTACGCATCACTGCGAGAGCTGTGTATACTGCCTTTAAGCTACTAACAGTAACTACAGGCTACGACCCTAAGGGAGTAGCCCTACAGTCTGACAGTAGCTGTCAACTACTTAGGCCGCCATGGGGCGTCCTGAAGGAGCAGCATGGGTAAACGAAGCATCCTCCGAGCCCCTTCGGGGGGCTCGGTCAGCTACGAAGAGTGGCGTGATGAAGCAGCTTGCAAGGGGATGGATACACAGCTCTTCGAGCTGAACGAAGATCTTCAGCGGGGAGAAGAACAGCATGAACTCATAGCCTGGGGACTTCAGATCTGTTCAGGCTGCCCTGTAAGGGCAGCCTGCAAGACTGACTCGGATCAGCTGGACAGATACTGGACAACCCGAGGAGGACAACCCCCAGAGGGGTTGTTCGAAGATGCTGTACTCCCTGTAGTTTCGTTCCGCAAGAGGAAGCCTGCAAGCAAGTCCTCCGGGACTTGCTCCAAGGGTCATAACGAGTGGGTTCCCAATGGGGCGGGGAGAAGGAGATGCCTCGCCTGTGAGAGGGAAAGGGCTGGCAAGCGAGAGCCTGTAGTCCGTGGAACGAAGTGCAAGCAGGGTCATGACGATTGGTTCATTCGAACTGACGGTAAGCGAAGGTGTGCTGTCTGTCAGAAGCTGGCCAGTGCTGCCGACTGGCAGCGTCGTAAGCTGAAGGCAGGCGGGAAAGCTGGCTGACGGGACTCCTCCTTTGGAGTCGTCGCCCCTGAGGGGCGTGTCTTTGCTTGTCCGTCACTTCCCCCGCCAGATCTTTCAAGGCTGCGCAGGTTCACGGGTTGAGCCTTCGGCTCATGCTGTGAGGTTGCGCAGGTGGTAAGTCCTGTGCCCATGGAGTGTGGTACACTTGCGCCATGACCACATACACAGAGGCCTTCGAGTCTCGGTTCTGGAAGAAAGTGGACGCTTCGGCGTCCTGCTGGGTCTGGACTGCATCCACCAAAGGCAACGGCTACGGTCAGGTGAAGCACCCCGATCGCAAGTCTCCGATGTTCGCGCATCGAGTGTCGTACGAGATGCTGACAGGTGAGGACCTTGGAGACCTCACGATTGATCACCTTTGCAAGAACACTCTCTGCGTCAACCCTGATCACCTTCAGCCTGTCGACATGAAGACGAACGTCCTTCGCAGCTCCAGTCCGACCGCAATCAACGCCCGGAAGACCCATTGCCCAAAGGGGCATGAGCTATCCGAGGACAACCTAGTGAAGCAGTATGGGCGCAGGTGCAAGCAGTGCCATCGAGACCGCATGCGAGCAGTTCGGGTGGCAAGCCATGCTTGAACATCTGTCGTATTCACAGTATCGGTCCTATACTGCCTGTCCTCGCCAGTGGTACCTCGGGAAGTTGCGACAGGGTGAAGAGGTCCAGTCTTGGTATATCTGTATAGGGAGGGCAGTCCACGACAAGCTTGAGGACGCCCTCAAGGGCGGCCCTGAGAGGCCGATGGAAGACTACTTCTACCCACTGGTTGCCAAGCAGATGGAGATCGAGCCTGACCTCACCAAGTGGCTGGCAGGTGGACCGGAGTTCGCTCCCATCACTCACGAGAAGGCCCTTCAGAGGGCCGTAGACTGCTACGAGAAGGCCGTTCAGGAGCTGGAGGACATCGAGGTATGGGAGGTGGAGTACGACGCCTCAGGCAGGCTTCCAGGGCTTTCTGTGCCACTGAAGGCGTACGTGGACATCATCGGCGAGCACAAGACCAAGGGTCCCGTCATCTGGGACTGGAAGACCGGCAGCACCAAGCCTGACAACTTCCAGCTTGAGACGTACGCCGCACTGCTGAGGTACGACGATCGAGAGCAAGCCGGAAGGCTGGTCAACTCCGTCAACTACCAGGGCAGGTACATGATGATCTCCCCTACCTACACCAGTCAGACCCGGTACGTCGACCTCTCGAAGGTCGACCCGATGGAGGTTGGCAAGAAGTACGAGGCCGTGTATCGTCGGATGCAAGCCAAGCATTACGAGACGAGGGCCGGGTTCAACTGCAAGTTCTGCTTCATGCAAGACAACTGCCTGGTCAACGCGGGTATCACGCCGCGTAGTACGTACTACGACAGGAGCACCGATGACGGATACCCCTTCTAAGGCTCTTCGCCACGCGGAGGCTATTCAGGCCGCCATCGAGGCGGCCCAAGACGATGGCTTCAGGGTCGTCATTGACGGGAATGATCTCGACCTGAACGAAGGCTACGTGTACCGCTATACGATCACCACCCTGGAGCCCTGATGAACGAGCGACCGACGCTGGCCGACGTGGCCAAGACCATTCGCACAGCCATCCGTGGTGAGGTTTCCTGCGGCGCCAAGGTCCAGATGTACGAGTCGGCCAGCCGTGCGATCTTCACGCTGGAGGCTGACGGAGAGATCCACGTGATCGGAGAGGTGAAGCATGGCAGCAGTTGAGTTCGAGGACGACGAGTACGGCGATCCAATCTGGGGCTGCGAGTGTGGCTTCTGGAACATGGAGGAAGACGACGAGTGCCAGGCCTGCGGAAAGTACTGGGAGTGAAGCGATGAACCTGCAAGAGCACGCCGACAAGATCAAGGCGGCCTTTGAGGCCGCCGAGAAGGACGGCTTCGTCCTGTCCTTCGAGTGGGAGAACGACACCCACGAGGGCGTGACCGAGATCAGCCTCGACCTCAACGAGTACGAGTGGACCTCGGTCCACGGCAAGCGTCAGCGCAAGATCGGCAACTGGGTAGTCCTTCGAGAGGAGTCGTTCTGATGGAACGAAACGTCATGAGTCCGGAAGAGTTCTTCGAGCGAGCCCGCAAGGGTGAGTTCATGGGGGCAGAGGTGATCATCGTCAACAAGCCGATCGTCTTCACGGTCGAGGAGTCTCAGATGGACGACTGGGCGGAGGGTGGTGAGTGGTACGTCGGTGACGACAACCACGGCCTGTACGAGAGTTATGTTGACGACATCGATCACCTGGTCGTGAAGGAGAAGTCGAATGACTGAAGCGCTGTTCCGTATTCCGAGTCGCACCGTGACCTACGGCTACGTTGAGGTCTCGGTGGATCTAGGTCACTCAGACCCTGAGATCATTGCCGCTACGTACGTCTCGTGGGTCCATGCTTTCCAGAAGGAGGAGCTGGCCACCATCGAGCGGCTGAAGGATGCCCCTTCAGGGGCCCTCAAGGCCCCTCTCGCAGCCTCGCAGCCCGAGGTGGACCATCCGGTAGACCCGGTGGACAAGGCCGCTCAGATGGTCGCTGAAGGCCTTGGCGGGGCAACTGAAATTCCTGAGTACGAGGTGGGCGATGCCGTGACAGTCGGCGGCATCGAGTTCACCAAGCATTCGGAAGCTCCGTGGGAGCAGGATCTTGCGCGCAAGTCCAAGCCGTGGGAAGCTGAAGCGACGGCTTCGATCGCCGCAGCGAGGACCGTAACCCTCGCCGAGAATCTCGACACTCCCGACTGGTAAGTTACCACCCAGTACCAGAAATCACAGAATCAACACAACCAAGGAGAACAAGTGGCAACTCTCGATGACCTGTTCGGCAAGAAGACCGGTGGCCAGCGGTGGATGAAGTTCGAGAACGAGGGAGAGGCGTTCCTTCTGGTCCAGACGGACGAGCCGAAGCGAGTCCCTCAGCGTGGCCCGAACGGTGGTATCACCTGGCTGGTCCAGCGGGCCGAGGGTGACAAGTACAAGCCCGTCGAGGCCGACGCCAGTTTCGACGAGTCGGACTACAACAACGCCTTCAAGCCTGACGGGAACATCGTCATCCCGGCTCGGGTCCTCGCCAAGAAGTTGAAGGACGGGTCTCCCGACCCGGCCCACGAGGAGTTCGACACCGAGTGGGAGCTGACCAAGGATCAGGCAGAGAAGTTCCGGGATGCCATGCTCGACTCCGGCGTCCCGGCTGAGGCCGGTACTCGGTACGCGGTCAAGCTCCTGTCCCGGGCGAAGAAGCCGTACACGTACAGCGTGAAGATCGTGCAGGCCTGACGATCTAGGGCGCCCCTTCTGGGGGCGCCTGCCAGGGCCGACAAGCAACTAGCTGGCGTAATTGAGGGGTTCGAGTCCTCTCCGGCCCACGTAACCCAACGAGAGGAAGCCGTGAAGATTTCTGAGCTGGTGTTCGAACTTCTGAAGTTCCAGGGCGAGATGGGAGACCTTCCGGTCGTGCTCAACGACGGCATGGGCAGCCCTGCCGACAGCATCTTCTGGGATGAGGACGACAACGACGAGACTGTGATCGTGGTGGGCTGGTGAGCGACGAGCGACACGAGCTGACCGACGAGCAGAAGCGGGAACTGGACGAGATGGCCAAGCGGTTCAGCGAGACGAAGGGCGGTAACAAGTGAAGGCCAGGGTGCACTGGGAAACTCGCCACACTTCCGGACACATGGATTGGGAGGACTGGCAGACGGACTTCCGGGAGTGGTGCGACTCGTTGACCGAAGCCATAGTTCACGCGCATGGTCACGGTTTCCTCGCTAGCAGTACGCACGCTGTGGCCTACAAGAACATCGTGCGCATCGAGAAGCTGGAGGACTGATGGACGTGATGTTCACGACACACCCGAAGGACGGGCCCGGCAAGTTCTACATGGTGGTGGCGTCGGCCGAAGAGTGGCGAGACGTCCTCGACTTCATGAAAGCCAGTCCCGACTGGCCACCGGTCCACACGTCGCCGATCGAAATGATGGCAGGGCTCGAAGGGTGGGGGATCTGATGGAAGCGAAGCTCGTCCGCTTCGAGTCGGAAGCGATCACTAACGCAGTCGGTCAGATCGCGGTCACCGCCACGAAGGAAGAGTGGATCGAGGTCATCGATGAACTGTTCCGATACGGGGAGCCGCGCGAGAACGCGGCGGACAGCCTGGTTCACTGGCTGATCAACCAGGGAGTGTATGAGTGAGGTCACTCAGCCGTGAAGTAAGGCGAGGGGTTTCGGCAGGTGAGCCGCTGCCTGATCCGTGGCCGATCTTCGGCGAGAAGAAGATGACGTTCCGGCGTGGCAGTATTTCCATGGTGAGCGGCCCGCCTGGCAGCATGAAGACGATCATGGTTTTGAATGCAGTCAGGAACATGGGACCCACGGTCCCCACCATCTACCACAGCAGCGACAGCGACTCGTTCACGATGGCAAGTCGTACCCTGTCCATGCTGACGGGAACGGAGACATCCGACACCGAGCTATGGGTGCTCGGGAAGCAGGGCCTTGCAACCGACACGCTCAAGGATTTCGACTGGGTACGCTGGTCCTTCCGTTCCAGTCCTACGCTGGAGCACATGTGGCGGGAAGCGGAGGCCTTCCGGGAGCTGAACGGTGAGTACCCGCATCACACGGTGATCGACATCATGATGGACATCGACTATGAGGGGGCGGCAGAACAGAACTACTGGTCCCTCATGGCAGAGCTGAAGGATCTGGCACGTGAACAAGAAACAGCAGTCACGGTGGTACATCACACTAGCGAGAGCGCCAAGGGGGGCAGTCCTCCGCCTCGATCTGCCATCATGGGTAAGGCGAATCAGCTACCAACGCTCATTCTCACTCTGTGGGGTGACGCTCACGCTGGCACGCTCGACGTGGCTACCGTGAAGAATCGCTTCGGTCCACAAGATCCTATGGGCGGGAAGTTCTTCACGATGAGCGCACAGCCAGGCATCTGCCTGATCGAGGAGCGGGAGCCTGATTCCCCCCCGCTGTTCAGGGACGGCACATCGGTGCCGGACGACGAGAAGATGAATGTGTGGGAATGATGGAGCGATACGAAATCAGTAATTGCGAGGCCTGGGGCCACGTGTACGAGGCATGCCACGACAGGCCTGACTGTGACCCTGACTGCAAGATCCGGACGTGCGCCGACTGCGGCGACGAGTACGAGGAGGACTGATGAACTGCGGTAACGGGGCGCCGCATGCGCCCCACGTGTGGACCGATGAACTCCGGCGAACCTGGGCATGTGGAGGAATCTGATGTGTCCGATTTGCG